ATTAGCGCGGGTTTCAGCGAAGCGATCACACGGCCACAGGTTGCCTCAGTTACCCCACTACCAGCCGGGCAAAGTTATGGCGTTACCGGTGGCGGTGACATAACTATTAACTTGTCTACTCTTGTGCCAAGCGCACAAACTGGCGAAGTAATTATTAACTCAATACGTGCATATAACAGGGCTGCAGGCCCGGCAAATATCGCGGTGGCGTAATGGCTACCTCGGTAGTTGCCAGCGGAGACTATGAACTATTTATAGATACCGGGTTTATGCTCAACGCGTTTACCTTGGATAACAGCGTGCGCGGGGTGCTAAATAACACCGAATATGTGCTAGATGGAGTAAGCGAGTTTGCGCCAATGATGGAATACAGCAAAGGCATTAGCGTTAATCGTGGGCGTAGGGAAATAGGCGATCAGTTCAGCGCTGGCACCATGACGTTTACACTTGATGACAATTTGGCAGGTGGCACACTAAACCCGTTATACACGTCTAGCCCGTTTGTAGACCCTGCAGGGCAGTTTACGCTTGCCCCGTTGCGTAGGGTTTCGTTTGGCCGTTACAACAGCGCTAACGCTTTTGTGCCGTTGTTTGTTGGTCAGATCGTCAATTATGATTATTCGTATGAATTAGGCGGAAACAATACCGTTACCGTTTATTGTGCTGACGATTTTTATTTACTAGCTCAAACGGTGATGAATGAATTTAACGTATCCGAGGAACTAAGTAGCGCCCGGCTTACAGCGGTATTGGATTTACCCGAGGTTGCTTACCCAGCGTTAAGCCGTGACATTTCTACAGGCACCCAAACCCTTGGCGGTGCTAGCGCGTACACAATCCCTAACGGCACAAACGTAAAGGCTTACATAGACCAAATACAAGCCGCCGAGCAAGGCCGTATTTTTATGTCGCGTTCAGGGGTGCTAAATAGTGACCCTCGAATAGGCAATACCCTTAGCGGTAGTGTTGCAGATTTCCACGATGACGGCACCCAAACGCCATACAACAATTTGGCCATAACCTATAACGCCGATCAAATTGTGAACCGTGCCAGCGTGCAACACTTAGGCGCCACAAGCCCCGAGGTAGCCGACGATCTAGCAAGCCAAGCAAAATACCTAATCCAAACGGTGAGTATTACCGACAGCCTGCTACATAATGACGCAGCAGCTTTAACCTTGGCAAACTACTTGCTAGTTGGGGAACCTGACGCCACGTTTACCGGGGTACAAACCGATTACCTGATGCTTACGACAGCACAACGCGAAAACCTAGCCCTAGTAGATATTGGCGACACGATCACCATAACCAACACCATTGCCGGCGGTCAGGTAGCCCAAGAATTAAGCGTTGAGGGCATCGAGCATAGGCTTGATTTTGTGACCGGGCATCGCGTCACCTATTACACGGCCCCTACGGTTATTGTTTACGAGTTCATACTTGATGACCCAATTTACGGCAAACTAGACATACAAGACCCGCAGCCAGTTTTAGCGTAAAGTATAACTATGGCTACCCCAACGACGTTACCCGCCACATTTACCAGCGGGCAGGTTTTAACAGCTGCACAAATGAATAATTTGCGTGGCGCGTTTCGTGTTTTGCAGGTTGTGCAAGCAACTTATGCAACATCAACTTCGACCACTTCCACAAGTTATGTCACAACAGGGCTAAACGCAACTATCACGCCATCATCAACCACTTCTAAAATTTTAGTCATGGTGACTGTGCCAGCACGGAATGCAAGTTCTGCAGGCGCGGGTTATTTTACAATTTTTAGAGGCACAGTCGCAGGAACAAACCTTTTAGGTTCGTTTGGATTTTCTGGCATATACAGCAACGGTCTTACAAGAGCCACAGTTGCAAGCAATTATTTAGACAGTCCAGCAACAATTTCTGCACAAACATACACAGTTGGAATGAAAGCAGAATCGGCTTCTTCGGCAATAATTGCACAAGAGGACTCAATGACGAGCACACTGACACTTTTGGAGATTTCAGCATGACCAACTATGCAGCAGTTTTGCAAGCCAATTATGCAGGCACCGAATGGTCTATTGCGGGCAACGATTATGCAACTCTCGAATGGTTTAGTGAAAGCACAAAACCAACACAAGCCGAACTTGACGCACAATGGCCACAAGTGGACTACCAAAACCAATACCTCGCAGTAGAAACGACACGTCGCACACAATACGAGGCACAATCAGACGGTTTATTCTTTGAGTGGCAACGTGGCACAAATACCCAAGCCGCATGGGAAGCAGCCGTACAAGCGGTTAAAGACGCAAACCCATACCCGCCAGCCCCATAGTGAAATGGCGTTATATGATCGGGTACGTGCTTTTAATCGCCGTAGTAGTTTGGGGTTGTAGTGGTTGCACAGTTTCTAAAACGAATATCGAGTACCAATGTTTCACTAAGGCCGCTTGTGATTAAGACACCGGAACAACAGCACGCAGGTTTAATAGTTTTTGTTGGCCGTTTAATGGCTATTTGTTTTTCGTTTACCGTTATGGCATTTATCTACGGCATTTTATTTGTAGACCAACCTACGGAACAGGCCCCCACCGACGCGCAACTAATTGACCTTTTAAGCACGTTGCTAGTTTTCCTTACTGGCACACTTAGCGGGCTGGTTGCGTCTAACGGCCTTAAGAGTAAACCCGGCACCAATGCACCCACCGATTAAAAAACTGGTACTGCCAAGCAACTTGGCACATGTTAAACCGGGTGAACTACCCGCTAGCCTGCTGGTAGACGTTAAACCGTTTGGCAAACTGCACCCGCTAGCAGCGAACGCATACAACGCGGTTAGAGCTGCCGCATTTGCTGAGGGCATTAAACAATTTAAGCCAACCAGCGCGGGCGATACATACCGCAGCATTGCGTTACAACGCCAAGGGTTTTTAGCGCGTTACCAACTGGCACCAATAGAGGGCGTTAAACCTCGAGTGTACGAAAACAAAAACTATTACCTAAAGCCGGGCAATGCGCCAATGGCCGTACCGGGTACCAGCCGGCATAACCTCGGTTTGGCCTGTGATTTTGCGAACATGTCGGGCGCCACGTTTGAGTTTATGTGTGAGGTTGGCCCTAAGTTTGGTTGGTCACTTGAGGTAATGCCAGCCGAGCCGTGGCATTGGTTTTACTGGCCTGGTGACAAAGTACCTGCAGCGGTAACCCAATACTTGCAAGGGCTTGCGCCAGTATCCCCCACCGCGTAACACGCGCCTACTACCGTTTTCTTACCGACGAAAAGAGGTTTACCGCGCATGACTGAACTACAAACCTTTACCTATGAAGCATTTGTAGGCAGACTAGAAAACGGCCAGCAAGTACTGGTACAGATTTTTAGAAACCCTGACACACTCGAAGTATTACATAGCCAAATTGCGTTTAAGACCATTGCTAGCGGTACATGGCAAACGCCCTACACGATTGAGAAACTATGACCATTGCATTAAAAGCCGCGTTTACCGCGCTATTCACTATTGCAGCTGCCGGCATTGCGCTAGCCCTACCAGCATCGCCTACAACTGCACCCGACCGCCCCGTAAGCACTACAACCGTTTACGAGGCAACCCCACCAACTACCACCACGTTGCCCGCATACGTGAACACGTGCACGCAGGTAGCCACGTTGGCACTTGCTGAGGGTTTACCGCCTAGCGAACTAGAAACAGCGCTACGGGTGGCTAATCGCGAGAGCCGATGCACAAGTGATGCGTTTAACGCCTACGACACAAACGGGGGCAGTTATTCCATTTACCAAATTAACGGCTATTGGTGCCGGCCTAACCAATATTGGCCTACTGGCTGGTTGCAGGCTAAAGGCATCGTAGAAACGTGCAGCGATCTATTTGACCCAACCGTAAACACTCGAGCCATGGTTGCCATTTGGCGTAACAGCGGTTGGCTACCATGGAAAACAGCAAACTAAATGCACGAACAGCCCTACCCCGACAATTCACTAAGTGAGGAAACCCGACGCATGTTAGACCCAACAGCAAACGCATTAGCAAAACACCAAATGGCTGTATTTGATCTCATAGATGAAATATGCAGGCCCGCACATATCCCCTACAAACCTAAGCACGCAGACCTAATAGCCCGACTAAAGCGCGTTGCAACTGACCTAGACCTAAGCGGCGACGCAGCAGGCTGGCAGGCCGTTAGCGAGGCTATCGAAGCATTAGGCGGCTGACGTGGTAACAGTCAAACTGACACCCGAACAGATATTTAACGTGCGCGACGTGGCCTACAAAAAAGCCCTCGAGTGCGAGCTGCACAAAATGAGAAACAAACGCTTACCCGGCAACGCATATGAAACCGCGCTAACAGGTGGTTACGGTGAACAGGCACTAGCCATTTACCTTGGCGTTGAGTGGGGTTTTAGACCTTATGACATAACCGCCAACGACGTTGCAGGCTATGAGGTACGCGCCACGTATCACGCTAAAGGCCGTTTACTCACACACGCAGACGATAAAAACGGTTTATACGTTTTGGCAATAGTGAACCGTGACGATTACACCGTAAACCTAATGGGCTGGTCAAACCTCAAACGCTGCAATACACCGGGCCGTTGGGCAACTGATCTACCAGTACCTTGCTACGCAATGCCACAAGCCGATTTATGGCCTATGGAAATGTTGCCCGCAACTGTGTTATACCAATCTGCTATAAATAACTAATTAACCCGACTAACAGAAAGCCCCCGACAATGAAACCATGCCGCAAGTGTGGCGTAATTACTTACCCATACAAAGTAAGCAAAACGCAAAACCATTATTTATATTTTCACCCCGGCACATGTAAAAAGGACTGGCGCTAAATGGCTTTTAACATAGATAACTACGTAGACGTACCAACACGCCTAGCGGAAGCGTTAAAGCGTTTTCCTGATTTACGCATACAAGAAACCAGCGCCGAGGTAGTCACAATGCCTGACGGCTCGACGTTTTACCGTTGCACCGTTACCGTTTGGCGCGACGATAAAGACCCATTACCGAGCATTGCTACAGCTGCCGAGCCATACCCGGGCAAAACCCCATACACCAAAAACAGTGAGTTCATGGTTGGTATGACTAGCGCGTTAGGCCGTGCGTTGGGTTACATGGGGTTTGGAATAAACAAAAGCATTGCTAGCCGTAATGAAATAGAAGCGCGGCAAGACCCTAAAAAACCTGATGCACAAATAGCACCTATTAGGCGCGAAACCTCGAGCGCTTACCCTAAGCAGGCCAGCCAAAAACAGGTTTACTTTATTAAGTCACTTGCTAAAGGCGCGGGGTTTGATGAGGCAGCGCTGCACGATTACATTGCCGTAACGCTTAACAGCGATGCTGTAACGCTTGAGACGCTGAACCCTGAACAGGCTACGCAGATCATTGACGCGTTAAAGACGTTGCCAAGTAGTAAGGCTGACTGATGGCACAAAAACTAATAAACGTAATACAGGGTTTGCCTGAGGGTTATTTTAATGCGGTGTTTACGATGCGCCAATGGGTGCCGGAAACGCAAATACATGAACTATTGACCTACTTAAAAGCTAAAGACATTGACGCCCTTAAAGCGGTGTTAAATGAAATTGCGCGGTTTAACCCGCCAGCACTCGAAACTCAGGCACTACTCAATTTTATTGTGCGCGACCTAAAAGCACCACAAAGGTATTAACCATGGACATAATGCAGCAGCTAGAACTACTTACTCGCATGGTGCGCCTCATTGAGGAAATGCAAAGCACCGCCGATTACCTAGGCAAAGACAAAGTAATAAGCCATTTGCGTTGGGGTACCGAACATTTGTCTAACGACATTTGGGCGCGAACAATACACAAGCATTACGAGGTAAACAATGGGCATGCTTGAGGCACAGTTTAAGAACAGCGTT